TAAGGTTGTCGGTTGAAAATGTTTTTTGGTATTCGGTTTCTTTGGGAGTAGTTAGCCTGTTTTTCTGAGGAACAACTCCCGTGAACACTTCTTCTTTTGTTTTGAATATACAGAAACAAAGTTTGCAATATCTACGGCGGTAAGTGAATTCTTCATTCTGGATGGTTTCGGTGATTGCGATCTTGTCACCCTCGCACTTAGGGCATTTCAAAATGGCACCTCGTCCCACACCCAAAACTCACAGTCAACAATCCCCGTGATCCAGTCATCTGGCGGGGGCGCATCGAACTCTTGACACTTGCTGAAACTGAGTTTGGTACAACTCTGGCAGTTGACAGGAATAATATTAATTTGCGCCAATTGCTTTTTCAAATGCAATTTGATGGCGTTCAATTCAACTAAATTCATAATCTCTCACTTCCGTGTATTTTCCGTTTTGGCGGGTTGCAATGCGGTCTGGTTTTTTAATGCAGTTTGGATCGAAAAGCAAAGCATTGATTGCATATTCAACACTTGTTGGATAACTAAGCGAAGTATTCGGCGAACTGCGAGCAATCCACCAAGCAACAGCCTTCTGTCCTGCATAACCCGTATGGTCAAAACAAACCCATTCTGATGCTTTTTTCAAGATTCCAGAATAGTAGTCAACCCTAAGAGAGTCAGGCTTGCCTTCCTTCTTGTGGGTGTGGTACTCGACTTTTGTAATGTCGTGCCAGACCAAAATGTTCTTGGATTGCTCAGACAGCAATGCGGCATAAGACAGAGAGGCATCCAAGACCTTGGGTTGTTCTTCCCTGATCGTGGCTCCACAGACTATGCAAGTCAATGCGGATGCCACATTGCGTTCACCACAATCTGGGCAAACACAAAATGGGGCTTCCTGATTGCTCGTCAGGCGTTTGGCTCTGCCGCCAATGGTGTCTACGGGGCCGAGCCTCGCAACTGTGTCGGTAAAGTCCAAGACCAAGCAATCTGTCTTGCCATCTGCAATGCGTGTTCCTCTGCCCATGCCTTGCACATACAGAACAGGCGACTGCGTTGGTCTGCACCAAATAATGCAATCCACATCTGGCACATCAAAGCCAGTTGACAATGCCAAGACAGTCACCAAGCAACGAATCTCGCCATTGCGGAAATCTCTGATGAGGTCTTCCCTAATGTTTTTTGGAGTTTCGCCACAGACAACGGCGGTTCTTACGCCAAGTGAATTTAACTTCTCAGAAAGACTGTCTGCGTTAACGACACTTGGTGTAAAGGCGATCCACTTCTTGCGTTCTAAGGCTGTTCTCGTGGCTTCTAGGGCTACTTTGTCCAAGTATTTCTCAACCTCTAGAGACAACTCACCAATCTTGTAGTCTCCGTTGGCAATTCCAACCTTGCTGGCATCGATCTGGGTGATCACTCCATAGGGTGGTGGGACTAGCGGCGCAATGAATCCTGCATCAAGCAATTCCCTCATAGTGACTCGGCTGGCGAACCCTGTGAAGAGTGGATCATCTCCGTCCGTTAGCCAGACACCATTGCCCCTAAAGGGTGTAGCGGTCATGCCAACTGTTCGGTATTCGCAGAGTTCGGATAACTTAGCCAAGAAGGTGCGGTACATCCCTTTTGGCTTTGTGTCTACCAGATGCGCCTCATCAATGATCACCATCTTGATGTCTCCAAGAAGGTGCGCCGACTTAGCGATTGATCCTATGGTGGCAACAATCACATCTGCATCATGCTGTTTCTTGTTAAGGCTTGCACTCACAAAGCCAACCTTGATGTCTGGCGGCAAAAGGGCTTGCAACTTCTCAGCGTTCTGCTCTGCCAATTCCTTGCTAGGCACCAACACCACAGTTCTAGGGTGAAAGTCTGGATACTGATCCCACATCTGGCGCACAACTTCAGCACAGATCACAGACTTTCCTGCCGCAGTTGGTAAGACTAGCAACGGGATGTCTGTGACCTCTTGATGCTTTGTCCACCAATCAAACAAACTGGTGACTGTGCGAGATTGATACTCACGCAGAATCATTTTTTCTCGCCTCAAGCATTGCGTCTGCTATTGCGTAGGCTTGCGTTGGTATCTCTGAAAATAAACCATCGTTGTCAATTAACGCTTGCATAGCCTGTGCCGCAAAATAATCTCTCAAGGTAATCTCTTGGATTGGTACTGTCATACAAACTTGCCTCCATGTTGCTTGCGTAATTCCAAGCATTGCTCATCCACCAGAATCGTCTTGTCTCCACAGGCGTGTATTTCCTGACTGCTCAAGTGGTCTGGGTTCTTGTTTGGATCGCCATTGGTAAAGCGTTTGCCATCTGCCATTTGGTAGACAACTCCATCTCCATCTGTGTCAATAGGATGGGCAGTCTTAGCCAGCAGAATTGGAATGATCCTGTGGTCTTTGCATCCTTGTCGCTGTTCATCAACCGACAAATCCTTTTGGTGCGTTTGGCAACTCCATCTCGCCTCTCCATCCATTTCTGGGGTGACATGGGCGCATGATCTGCAAGATGCGGCTGGTACATCCGTTCCGTGGCAAATGCTGTGGTAGTCGCAGAACTTGCACTCGTACCAACTAGGATCAGCAGAGACACCAACAGGCGGCTCCGTGGCTGTGATGACAGCAATGGCTTTGTCAATGATGGCTTGAGCCTCTTGCACGTCAAACTCGACTCGTTCTGTATAGATTTCATCGTTATCCTTGTTGACTACAAAATACAAGGCTCGTTTGCAACCATCTTCACCAAACTCGTCTTGCGTCCACTTCATGTATATTTGCATCTGCCCATAGTGTTCTGGCTTGGACTTCTTTACGCCATTTTTTTGCATATCTCGAAACATCTTGTCCGAGGCAGTCTTGATCTCCAAAATGTGCGGCGACTTGGGTGCCTGTGGCAGACCAGTAAGAATCCCATCGCAGTTGCCTTGGAAATGCCCACCAGAAGATTGTTCTGTGAATGACCATTGCTTTCCCGTGGCTGGATTGTTTTGGTAAACAGTACAACCAATGCTTGCCAAGTCTTTGTAGACCCGTGGCTCTTGCAAATGCCCAGATTGGAACACTCGATACAAGCGTCCAGAAAATTGTGCCGCCTTAGACCAGCGGAAGGAATACCAATGCTGGCGCAAACAAGGCTTGCCAATAGCAGAGGCTCCAAGGTATGGACGCTGTGGTTCAGAGCCAAACTTTGCCTTGTAGTAGGCAAAGATGGCATCTGCCACAGGGTCAACTACCGCAGTTGGTAGTTGTGCCATTCTTATCCCTTCTTAGCCCATGCAGGGGCTTTAGAAGTTGGTGCAGAGGTTTGTGCAGGGGCTGGTGCATCAGCAACTTGTGCTGAATGCGTAGGCGTAGCACCAGAAGCAGACTCATAGCCCTTGATGTTATTGCTCTCTTGGTACTTGCCATCTGCTTCACGGACTGTCACCTTGATTCGCATAGGTTTGTAATGCAATGCAGAAGTGTCTTCCAACTTGATCACATTCACGGCATGGCAAAGTGCAGATAACTGCGCCTGTGCAATGCGTTGGGTGGTTTCGTTGTTGTGTTCGATGTTCAGGTTGTCCCACACACGGCGACCTTTGAACTGACCATCAATGATCTCCAAAGTCAACTTCAAACCCTGACCATTGCCAGATGCCAATGGGCGAACATCAGACTCTGTGATGTGTGCAAGGTAAGTTCCTGCGGGTAAGACTCCATTTGTGATCTGTGGAGCGACAGCGGATGCGTCAAAAGAAAAGTTAGCCATTTTTAAATTCCTAAAAGTTAAAGTTACGGATTGATGATCAAGATTGTGCTTTTGTCAAAGCGTCTTGGAATGTCGCCCAATCAAGCGGCATATTGGATAAGCCAAAGCGGTTTCCACCGCAATGGGCTGGATGAGCCTCAACATGGAGGATGCGTTCACCCGTAGTGGTTGCCTTAGTTTCTTTCTTGTTGAAACCAGCGTCAGTCTTACTGGTGTAGATGCGGTAGCCTGCGTAGCCAATCACATCTGCCCACTCCTGCACCAATGCGGCGGCTCGGTCATGGAGTTTCAGAACATGAGAGTCATAGCCCTCGGTCAGCGGGTCTTCCACTCGTTTGATCTTGTCGTGGGCAATCAGGATAATGCCCATCTGTTTAGTGGATCGGAGGACTTCTAGACCAGTTAAGAGGTTGCGCCACTCTTCAGCGGCGGCAACGTAGCCCTTCCCGAAGCCTGGCTGTTCAATGTTTTTCCAACCATTTTGCTTGCACACATGATCCTGCACCATCGGCTCCAACCAATCGAGCGAGTCGATAAACAGCGTCTTGAAGTCATGCTCATTGGTGATCAGCGTTTCAATTGCAGAGTAAACCTCTTGCAAAGAACTAGCCAAAGGGAATGCGTTAGCGTCCACAGCGTCTGCACCATCTTCTGTCAAGATGCCAATGGCATTGGGTGCCTGTGATGCAAAGGTGGTCTTGCCGATCTTTCCTGCGCCAACTAAACAGATTTTGGGCGCACGAACACGGCGGGTCTTAGTGATTGATTTGAGATCGAACATATTAGTCTTTCAGAGTTACGGATGGTTTTGCGGGTTTTGAGGTAAAGAATTTAGCGGCCTCTGCATATGCAGGGGCATCGAGTTCTTGTAGGTTTCTAAGTTGGCGCAGATCGACTTCTGGCTTCCAACGAAATGCTTTCTGTACATTGGCACCAAGCATTTCGAACTCAGCAGATAGGGCTTCTACATCGACTGTACGAGTTAGTTTCCAAGCAATGGAAAACTCCTCATCATTGTGTGTACCCTCGCCACCATCTGGCTTGACATAGAGCGCAAGAATCTTGTTCTCCACATCGAGGCGGTTTTTCTTAGCAGTTTCCTCTGCCATCTTTGCGGCTCTAAGTTCCGCAACAAGTTTAGTAATCATTGGAGTTTTCCTTCATATCTTCAAGGGCGGATTCGCAGATGTGATCCACGATGGACTGCATTAGCAGATGGGCAATGTCAACGCCATTGGTGAAGGCGTTTACAAGGTTCATGCACTCGTCTATATCGGGTGCATCTGGGTAGTTTTCTTCTGGTGGTTCATACTCCAGTTTGCATTGGAGTTCGACACCTTCAACCTCGCAGTTGAATTGGTAAAGGTCTGGGGTCATGCTCTGATCCCCCAAGCGTTAAATAAAGGTTTGGCATCATAGACAGGTTGAATTTCAACTGCTGATTGAAAAGAGCCAGCGGTTCTGTGGGTGGGTCTACCCCATGCGTCTTTGGCGTTAAGGTTGACCAGTTGACCACGGCGAACTGCCATGTATACGGCGTTGGGCGTAAAGCCCTCTGCCATGATTTCTTTGATTGTGCGTGGCTCGGCACAGAACTCTTGGAGTCGGGTGATGTGGGTCATGTTGACCACCATGCGACTAGGAGCCATGCAAAGCCTACTGCTACCAGCATGGCGGCTAGGATGTCTTTGAGGGTTTGGTTCATTCTTGCACCTCTGAAACTCTCACAATTTCAATCATTGTGTCGTAGGGCATATAACGATACTTTGTATAAGATGCGTCTTTGTGGCAAAGGTAGTCTGTGTTGTCTGATGTTTCACGCCAACAACTACCAACCTCGTCATAGAGGACTCTGCCGTTTTTTACTCTAAATTTCCAATCATCAGGAATTGATCCATTCATTCCAAGATCAGCAAGATCGGAAAGCATTAGAGTGCAGATTAAATATAGGGTTTGGTTCATTTCAATTGTCCTGTAAAGGTTGAAAGGGATGGGGCTTGCGCCCCGTGGGTGGGAAATTAGGCTTGTGCTTTTTCAGCGAAATAGCGTTTGGCTTCTGTGCCTTGATCAATATAAGAATCAGAGCCATAAACTGGATCGACTTCAAACCAGCAAGTAGAAGTTAAAGATTTACCTGATGCCAATGCCTCGTTAACTTTGGCAACTAAATTGGCAACAATGGTTTTTGTTTCTTCACGAATATCAACAAAATTTGTTTCGCCAGTTTCTTCGCACTCGACTACTTCAACGCCAGCGAAAGATTTCTCGTGACGAAAACGGCGGCCAGCCTCGTTCTCGATAAGTACATAATATTTTTCAGCGATATAAGGATGACCATCACAAGAGTATCCTGCTTGATAAAGATCAGATGCTGAGTATGCTGTGTAAGTTGCGTTCATTTTGTTTCCTTTATGTTGACCTTGCGGCGTGATGTGCAGAGAACCTATTTCCCTGCCCATGACCAGAATTCTAGCAAAAAACTAGAGGTTTCTAGCGTTTTGATAGAAATATTTAAAAATAATTACTATCGGTATCCCTAATAGGGTTTGCACCTATATCTACAGAGTTCTATCTTTCTGCTAGACTCGCTACCCTATGAACATACCTCACATTTCCCCCGAAGAGAGGAGAGAACTAGCCGAGAAGGTTGGACTCTCAGAACAATATATCTACCAATGCCTGACAGGAAGGCGAGAAATGTCTGCTTGGCAGGCTGTCTGGGTTGAGCAGGAGTCAGGTGGCAAGATCACTAGAAAGATGCTCTGTCAGGGGTCTTGGCAGGCGATTTGGCCTGAACTGGTGGAGGCACAAGCATGAGGGCTTTGATCATTGAATCTTGTGAAAAACGCCTAGATTCAAGTACCGCAACTTCCGTAGTTCATGTTAAAAATTCTTTAATCTTGAAAGATTTTCTTGGTTGTGATTTGGTAAGCCACGAATCAGAAGTAGCCAAAGCCTTGGAAAGCAACTACGACAAAATAATTTGTGCATATTCCTCTCCCTACATGAAGTACAACAAATATTTGGAAATCTTACAAAAGAACACCAATGCGGATATGTATTGGTTAGTTAATGACCATGATATGGAAGACAACATTTTGTTGCGTAAATGGCTTCTAGAAAATAACAAGCCTTACAACATGATATGCAACAACCCAAGAGAAGGTTACAGAGGCTGGATTCTCCGCAAGAAGATGAACGGCCTAACTCTTAACGATTGGATTGCTGATTGGCACACAGTAAATTTGAACACTCTTATTTTTGATGAAGAAATGTTTTTAAAAACATTTGATTCGCCAAAGGAAGATGTTATCTATTACGGCACATTTCGTAAGCATCGAATCAAAGACATGATGGACTACAACAATGTCAATATGATTTTAAGTTCTTCAACTAAGAATCACGCCAAATATAAAGGTGCAGGAATACAGGCTCGTTTTATTGAAAAGATTATGTGGACAGAAAAGGAAGCTGATCTTTTTGAGCCAGTAGGTTTGCGCCTTAAAGACTACAAATATTCCATTTACTTTGAAGACGAACACACACATTCCAACTATGCGTTTATGGCTAATCGCTTTTACGAGTGCGTAATGAACAATGTGCTTATGTTTTACGACAGCCGTTGCCAGCTGGTGATTGACAGAAGTGGTTACGCAGTTGATCCGTTTCAGATTGTCAAGAATGGTGAAGAACTAAAACAGAAAATGGAAATGCTAGATTCTGATAAAAGTTCTTATTTGTACTATCTTGATTTACAGCGTTCAAATGCAGTAACCATTAAGCAAGAAAGACAACAAGTATTACAAAACATAGGAAAAATTCTGCAATGACATCTATCACAAACATATTCCCCAACGGCTTTGCGGCGGCTACAGAGAGTCAAGACTTAGTGAGTCCTGTCGAGGGATTCACCAAGCATTGTGAGGCACAAGGGCTGGTGATCAGAGACTTGATCGCAGATGGCGAGATACATCGAGTGCCTCATATCTCCAGCAAGAAGGGTGCAGTTGATGGTTGGTATATCTTGCACCTGTCAGGCAAGATTCCTGTTGGTGTTTGTGGCTGTTGGAAGGAGCCAACCTTTGAGTCCAAGTGGATGGCAGATATTGGTAGATCGATGTCATTCTCTGAGCGCTTGGAGCATGATAAGTGGGTAGGAGAGTTCAAAGCCAAGCGAGAAGCTGACAGGGTGGCAAGCCAACAGGTGGCGGCTGAGAAGGCTGAAGATGAGGTCAGCACCTATGCAGATGCGTCAGCAGACCATCCTTATTTGGTGAGGAAGAGGATCGAGCCTCATGGGATCAAGATTGATCGTGCAGGGAGATTGGTTGTGCCTGTGATTGATAACCAAGGGGAAATCTTGAGTTACCAAACGATTGACGCAGAGGGAAACAAGAGGTTTTTGAAGGGCGGCAAGATTGAGGGTGGTTTCTATGAGTTGCGTGGTAACAGAAAGGTGATCTTTATTGGTGAAGGGTTTGCAACTTGTGCGTCAATTCACCAAGCGACAGGGTTCACTACTCTGGTGGCGTTTGACTGTGGCAATCTCGCCAAGGTAGCCAAGAGTGCCAAGGAAATGTTCTTGGGGTCAAGGATCGTGATCTGTGCTGATAATGATCAGTTCACGGAGGGCAATCCTGGCATCACCAAAGGGAAAGCGGCGGCATCTCTTGTGTTTGGGGAAATTGTGTATCCAATCTTCAACGAGTCTGATCTGGCATCTAAGCCAACGGATTTCAATGACTTGCACACTCTCCAAGGCATTGAGGCAGTCAAGGAGCAGATTGAGCGTGTGGCGTTACCAGCCATAGATAAGTTGGCGTTTGAGTTCACCAGAGCAGATAGTTTGGAACTCACGGAGATTAAGTGGGTGGTGGATGATTACATCGAGGCAGATAGTCTGGCACAGGTGTTTGGTGATCCAGGCGGCGGAAAGTCATTCGTGGCCATCGACTTGGCTTGTTGCGTTGCAACTGGTAAACCTTGGCATGGTCACGATGTCAAGCAGGGAAGCGTGTTCTACATCGCTGGTGAAGGTCACAACGGGCTGGCAAGGCGGCTGAAGGCATGGCAGATTGGTAACGGCACCAGTTTGGCTGGTGTCCCGTTGTACAAGTCCCATCGTGCGGCTCAGTTGTATGACGCTACTGAGGCGGCAGTTGTGGCGGAAGCGATTAAGCAGTTGTCAGCGGAAGCCAACTGCATACCAAGCATGATTGTGATTGATACCTTAGCCAGAAATCATGGAGGTGACGAGAACAGCACTCAGGATATGAATGCGTTTATCCAGCACTTAGATGTGTATCTGCGCCAACCTTGGAAATGTTGCGTCATGGTGGTTCACCACTCAGGAGTGGCAGACAAGGATCGCTCCAGAGGGTCAACAGCCTTGAAAGGCGCATTGGATGCTGAGTACAAGTGTCAACTGGATTCAGGCACCAAAACCATAGCGTTCGAATCTAAGAAGATGAAGGATGCGGAAATGCCAAGTCCTAAGAACTTCCAGATCACCCAAGTCGATCTACCAATCAACAACAAAAACGGGATGCCTGTCAAGGGTGCATACCTGACAGCGGTAGACATTTCGGGATTGGTTAGCCAAGTGCAAAAGAAGACTTACCTTTCGCCAAACCAAAAGCAAGTGATGGAATGCTTGGTGATGCTCGAAGTCAGTTTGTTTCAGAATCACCAGTTAAGGCCAGTTGGATACGATGAGTGGAGAGATTCAGCCAAAGAGCATGGAGTCAAGAACAACAGATTCTGGGAAGTAGTAAAAAGTATGATAAATAAAGAAATGGTGATTGAGGTAGATGGTGGTTACAAGAGCAGAAATAGCCAACCAAGTGAGGCAAAGGTTGATTGATTTTCATCCGAATTCATCCGAAGTCATCCGAAAGCGGATGGTTCGGATAATAAGGATAGCATCCGAATCATCATCCGAAGTCATCCGAAACCATCCGAAACCATCCGCCTTCCGCCCCGCCAATCATCCGAATCCTTCCTCCGTTGTCTATAGACAACGGAAGGATCGGATGGCGGACGGATCGGATGATCAGGATCGGACAGGGATTTTGGAGTTGGGCTGTTGTTTGGTGAAGAAGGTAAGAAATGATTGAAATAAGGATAGAAATGAAGATTGTCTCAACTGCGAACTTAAGACTACATTGGGCTGTCAAGGCTCGTTTGGCGAAAAGTCAACGGCAAAAGGCGTTTAACGCCTTGGCGAGTATTGCTACGCCGCCACCATTACCGCTGACCTTGGTGCTAACGAGGATTGCGCCCAGACAGTTGGATGGTGACAACTTGCAGTCGGCGTTCAAGGCAACTCGTGATGGTGTCGCTGATTGGCTTGGGATTGATGATGGCGATAAGCGGCTTGATTGGCAGTATCGCCAGCGTTCTGGTGGTGCTAAGGTTTATGCTGTTGAGTTGGAGGTGATATGAGAGGCAGACCATGCAGAACGGATACTGTCTGGTTTAAGCGCAAACTTGGAACATCGGAGAGGAAAATCCTTTTGGTCGCTGGTCGTGGCGATCTAACTCAAGGTTGGCATACCTTGCTAGAAATCTATCAGAAACTGTGGAACAACGGATACAGACCAAAGGACGATCTAGATGATTTCTTGGGCGTTGCCCCGTCCGAGCCAGAAAAACCTGTTGTAGGCGGTTTTAATGCGGTTTGAGAGGGTTTTAAAGAACTATTCTCCGTCTGGTGTCAGGTATGGCTGGAATGCACCACCCGACCCTTTCCCTTTTCCCGTTTCCCGACCGACTGGTCGGTTAATTAACCCAGTTATCCACAGGCCAGATGGCCAGTTATCCACAATTGCTGTGGACTGTGCAAGAACGCAACACAATTCTCTGTATAACCTGTGCATAACTACAAAATAACTTTACATAATGAATGTTGTATGAAGCAGAATTGCAAAACTGTAAGGGTTTACCCGTAGGCTTTGCGTTTTGGTATGGGGGGAGGGGGTCGGCCGCCGCCAAAGTTTTTACAGTACCCCCCTCCCCACACGAAAAGGTAAAAGGAGTAAAATTTTGTTATGAGCGAACTCGAATTGAAAAAAAAGGTTGGTAGACCGAAGGGTGTGAAGAAACTCACCATCCAGCGATGGGCGGCGAATCCTAGCCTGTCGTTACCGAAGACGGATCACCAGAGGATCAAGGAACTAAAAGACCTGATGATCAACTCTGGTGGAAGGGATGTGGCGCAGAAGGTGATCGAGATTGCCCTCAACGATGACCACCCAGGCCAAATGGCCGCCCTCAAGATGTGTTTGGACAGGACGCTACCGATCACTTTGTTTGACAAGGAAGCCAAACAGAGGAATGCGGTAACGATCAACATCACTGGCATTGGTGAGATCAACCATGCCAACACCATAGACGCAGAGGATGTGGAGGTGAAGGATGACTGATTTATCTTTCAAACTTCTCCCTTGGCAGGAAGAGGTGTTCAAAGACAACACCCGTTTCAAAGTCATTGCCGCTGGCAGAAGGTGTGGCAAGTCTAGGATGGCGGCAGTCACCCTATTGATTGAAGCCCTACGTTGTCCCGCAGGAAGCGCAGTCTTGTATGTTGCGCCTACTAATGGTCAGGCTCGACAGATTATTTGGGATGTCCTTATGGACTTGGGAAGGGAAGTTATCCAAAATGCACACATCAACAACCAAAACATCACAACCATCAACGGAGCAAGTATCTACGTCCGAGGTGCTGATAGACCCGATACCCTCCGTGGAGTCTCCCTCACCTACGCCGTCCTTGACGAAGTTGCGGACATTAAGCCAGAAGCGTGGGAGCAAGTTATCCGAGCCTCTCTCTCCGATAGAAAAGGAAGAGCCATGTTCATCGGAACTC